GCCGCTATACTTGCCGCTGTTGGTGAAAAAAAATCCCGTAAAAAAGCGGTAGCCACAGAGGAAGCTTAATTATGTCATCAACCATGCTCCAATTAGTACAGCAAGTTACCGCTGAACTAAACTTAGCTGTTCCTACTTATGTGCAAGGCAATACAAATCAGGATGTGCAACAAGTCCTAGCTTTGATGAACCGTGCTGGGTACGATTTGGTTAAGGAGCATGACTGGCAAGCTTTGGAATTAGAGTACCGCTTCTACACCACAGCAATTACTACCACCTGCGACACTATCAACAATACTTACGACTTATTAAATGTTGGTAATGTCACAGGTCTAAATAGCAATTACTCCGTAGTCGGTACGAATGTTCCGCAAGATACTTATGTTGAGAGCGTAACTGGTTCTACTGTTCGTGTTAGCCAGCTTGCATCGGCTAGTAGCATCGGTGGTACTGTTACATTCTCACAAACAAAGTATCCATTGCCACCTGACTTTGAAACTATTACCGATAATACTCATTGGGATAAGACCAAACATTGGCAAATGTTGGGGCCAGAAGACGCACAGCAATGGCAATGGCTTAAGTCAGGTTACATTTCGACAGGCCCACGGATTCGTTGGCGCATCTTAGGTGGTCAATTCCAAATATGGCCACCATACAACACGCAAGAATATTTAGGTTTTGAGTACCGCTCTAAAGGCTGGGCAAGAAGTGCTACTGACCAAGTTAAAAATAGTTTTACCGCTGACACAGACACCACGGTGTTTGACGATACGGTCATGGTTTTAGCCACAAAACTTAAGTATTTCCAAATCAAGTCGTTTGATACGACAGCATTGATGCAAGACTATATGCGGTATCTAAGTATTGCCAAGGCTAATGACAAGGGTTCAGCCACCCTATCCTTTGCGCCATACCCAAGCAAAGTTCTCATCGGCTACGCAAACATTCCTGATACTGGCTACGGTAGCTAATTATGGCGGTCGCTAAGAAGTTTACCGCTACAACTACCTCATTACCCGCCCCAATTGGTGGCTGGAATGCTAGGGATTCTTTGGCTGAGATGAACCCGCTCGATGCGGTTCAGATGGTCAACTTCTTTCCTACGCCTACCGATGTCACGATGCGTAAGGGCTACACAAAGTATTCAACAGGGATTACGGGCGCAGTCCTATCCTTGATGAACTACTCTAGCCCAACGACTACGAAGCTGTTTGCGTCTACGGCTACCATTATTTACGATGCAAGCACTTCTACAGCTACCCAAAGTCTGACAGGTAACACCGATGGTAAGTGGATTCATTCCATGATTACTACTGCTGGCGGTTCGTTTATGCCAGCCGTTAACGGTGTTGATCCGATGGTGGTTTATGACGGTACACGCTGGTCAAGAAGCGCAACAACAAGCACAGCGCAAACTATTTCAAGCATCACTAGAGGTGGCACGGGTAACCTAACTGCTACCCTAGTTACTGCCAGCGCACATGGTTTGGTTACAGGCAACACGGTTACTGTAGCTGGCGCAGTACCAGCAGAATTTAATGGTACTTACCGCATCACAGTTACAAATGCGACAACCTTTACTTACACGATGACTACCGCCCCTAGCGGAGATGCATCGACTGTAGGCACTTACACAATTGACTATTACATTACAGGTCTAAATTCCAATACATTCGCTTATATCAACTTGTTTAAAGAGCGTCTGTATTTTGTAGAAAAGAACTCCCTTAGTTTTTGGTACTTGCCTGTTGACTCGATCAACGGTGCGGTAACTGAGTTCCCCCTTGGCGGCATCTTTAAAAAGGGCGGCTACTTACAGGCGATGGGAACTTGGACTATTGACGCTGGATACGGTGTCGATGACTTAGCCGTATTTGTTACAAGTAACGGTGAAGTCGCTGTTTATAAGGGATCTGATCCGTCTGATCCTACTGATTGGTCGCTGGTCGGTATTTGGGCGATTGGACAGACTTTTGCCCGTAAATGCGTGTTTAAGTTTGGTGGCGATATATTGATCCTGACCGAAGACGGGTTAACGCCTTTGTCAGCAGGATTGCAGTCTACCCGCCTAGACCCCCGTGTCAACATTACCGATAAGATTTTCTACGCCATTAACCAAGCGGCTGACTTTTACGCATTTAACTATGGCTGGCAGATTAACTACTTTGCCAAAGTCAATATGCTGATCGTCAATGTTCCCGTAACTGGCGGCTCTGAGCAATATGTCATGCACAACATTACAAAGTCATGGGCGAGGTTTACCAACATTAACGCCAACTGCTGGGAGTCCAGCAATGACGATATGTACTTTGGTTCAAATGGCTTTGTAGGTAAGTTTTACGACACCTTTGCCGATGCGGGTACAAACATCAAATCTTTTGTACAGCAAGCGTATTCGTACTTTGACTCTAGAGGTCAGCAAAAACGCTTTACCTTAGTGCGCCCAATTCTTCAGACTGATAACGGTTTGCCTACCGTGTTATGCGGTCTAAGCACCGATTTTGATACCGTTGAATTAACTAGCCAAATATCATTTAACCCCGCCATCTTACAAACGGGTGAGTGGGATAATGACACATGGGATAACGCCAACTGGGGCGGTGGACTAACCACGACTAAAATATGGCAGGGCGTGACTGGACTAGGTTATGCTGGATCGGTTAGTCTTAATGTTGCATCGCAAAATATCGAGTTTCATTGGGCTAGTACAGACTTTGTAATGGAAAAAGGTGGAGTTTTATAGGTGCTATGTCTAGACAAAATGGCTGTTGGTACATGGGTAGGCAACCAATGTGGAATGGTGTTTACGCCTGAAAATTCAACCGCCATAGGCTGGATTAAGGATGGTGAAATATGTGCGGGTGTATGGTACGAGGACTACAACAAAATGTCCGTGATGTGCCACATTGCCATAACACGGCAGATGACACCCGAATATTTGAATATCATTTTTGACTATCCTTTTGTACAATTAGGCGTAGATAAAATCATTGTTCCTGTAATTAGTGACAATGAAGCTTCAATAAAGTTTGTTAAAAATTTAGGTTTTGAGGAAAAAGCCCAACTACTTGATGTTTTTCCTTCAGGCGATTTGTTGTTTTTCGTAATGACGAAAGATAAATGTAGGTTTATAGGAGAAAGATATGGGAAAAGGCGGGGGAAGTGCGCCACCACCACCTGATTATCGTGGTGCGGCAATTGAAACAGCTAAAGGCGATGTAGAGGCGGCTAGACTAGCTACTGCGGCTAACCGTGTAAATCAGGTTACGCCTTATGGTGAACTGCGCTATTCTACAAACCCTGCTGATGTGGATCAATGGGGCAATCAGATGTGGACTGCTACGCAGACCCTATCCCCATCCCAGCAAAGACTCCTAGACTACCAAAATCAGACCAGCGAGGGGCTTGGTGAACTTACAGGCACAGGTCTTAACTATGTAAAGGGTATGTTGCAAGACCCGTTTACTACTACCAATTTGCCATCCCTTGGCATTAATGCGGGTGAAACATATCAAGACGCTTATATGCGTAGGCTTCAGCCCCAAATTCAGCAGGGGCGTGACCAATTACAGCAACGCCTAGCTAATCAGGGTATTGACATTGGTTCGGAAGCGTATGACCGTGCAATGATGCAACAGCAACAGCGTGAGAATGACCTGCTCTTAGGGGCTACTACACAAGGTTTTGGTACTGGTTTATCTGCCCGTCAGCAAGGCTTTACCGAAGCGGCTTACCAGCGTAATGAACCACTCAATACCCTAAACGCTGTTCGTACTGGCGCACAGGTTACTAACCCTAGTTTTGTTAGCGTACCCCAACAGGCAACGACCAAGGGTGCTGACTTGCTGGGTGCGGCAACTGCCGAGGGTAACTACAATACCGCTTCTGCTAATGCTCAAGCCGCTCAAAACGCAGGTATGACTAGCGGGCTGGTATCGCTTGGTTCTACGGCAATGATGGCATTCTGATGCAAGATTTCTTTGACCGCCACGAAAAGGTCGCTTTGATGTTTTCAGGCGGTAAGGATTCTATTGCTTGCTTGCACTTAATTAAGGATTATTTAGACAAAACAACGGTCGTATGGGTCAATACAGGGGCTAGTTTCCCTGAGATTGAAGACTTAATGGAAGAAACACTGGCAAAAGTACCGCATTTTCTAGAAATTAAGACAAATCAACCCCAATCCGTTAAGTCTAAAGGCTATCCCGTAGATGTAGTGCCTGTAAATTACACAGAATTAGGTCAAGCGGTCACAGGCATCAAGGATTTTAAGGTGCGTAGCTACTTTGAGTGCTGTTCCGAAAACTTTTGGATACCTTGTGATGCTGAAATCCGCAAGTTAGGCATTACGGGCGTGATTCGTGGTCAAAGAAACAGCGAAAAGCACCGTGCGCCTATTCAGTCAGGTCATGTCGAGAACGGAATTGAGTATAACTTTCCGATAGAGGCATGGTCAGATAGCGAAGTTATTGACTATCTGCGTAGCAAGGATGTAGTAATAGACGAAAGGCTGTCAATGTCGCACTCCAGCCTAGATTGCTGGAATTGCACGGCATACATGGCAGAAAGCGCAGATCGTTTTAACTACATTAAAAAGAACCACCCAACAAAATACGAATCTATTGTCGAAATAGTAAAAAAAATCGATAATGTATTAACAGCAGAAACATCTATTTATAAAGGTTTCCTATGAATCCCTACTTATCCCAGTTTGCCCCCCAAGTGATGCAACAAGACATCTATCAGCCATCACAGATGATGGATACAACTGCTCGCCAGTTAGCCCAAGATGCCGCTAATAAACAAGGCGCACAACTAGGACAACAGGCATTGGGGGTTAATAAGAACCCTATGAGCGGTGTAGACCCAATTAAGCTGGGCATGGCTCTGCGTAATATGAACCAACCCTATGGTGGTACGCCACAAGGTTCATACGGTCAGCAAAACGCTTACCTGCGGGCTTCTACCATGATGCCATATACCCAACAACAGCAAGCGTTGATGGATCAAGGCGGTGCTGAATTTATGTCATTTAACAATCCAATGACAGGATCGTAATATGCCTAGTTACACTACTGGACAGGCTGGCGGTCAAGTACAACCGTTAAGCAACATACCTGCCGAATATACCGCTGATGCCCTTGAATTAGCACGGGCGCAACGCATGGCACAGATGCTAAGTTCATCTCAGATGCCTGAGGGTCAAATGATCAGCGGGCGTTATGTAGCCCCGTCTTGGACACAGCAATTAGCACAATTAGCGAATGCCGCAACGGGTGCGTATTTTGGTAACCAAGCAGAAGAGAAGCAACTTAAGTTAGCTGAAAAACTGCGCCAAGATAAATCAATGACGCAACAAGGCATCATGGAAGCTATTGATAAGGGCGATACGAAGAAAGCCCTTGCTATTGCATCTTCACGCCCTGAGTACAGCAAAGAGTTTATTGCTCCATTGATGGCTAATGTGATACCTAAAGCGCCTACGCCACCTGCGCCTACGACTGAGATGCAAAACTTTATGTTTGCTAAAGAGCGTGGCGAGATTCCAAAGAATATGGGATTCCTTGGCTACCAAGCTTACATGAAGCAGGTCGGAAGAGAAGATAAAGAAAAAGCCCCAATGGGTTACCGCTTCTTGCCTGATGGTTCATTAGAACCGATCAAGGGTGGCCCTGCTGATATGAAGACACAAGCTAAAGTAGCTGGTGCTGGCGATGTATCAACCGAAATTATTAAGCTGAAAGATAGCTACGATAAGCTTTTAGAAGGTGGCGGTATTACTGATCCATCACTTAAAGTCGGAAGTAACATCATGGGCAAGATTAGTTCTTCTGCCGTAGGTCAAACTGTTGGCTCTACCTTAGGAACTAGAAACGCTACCGAGCGTGACAAGATTGCTCAATCACGACCATTGCTGATGGGCGCAATCATGAAAGCAACTGGAATGTCTGCTAAGCAGATTGACTCCAATGCTGAATTGAAGCTATGGCTGTCTACTGCTACTGATCCTAATAAGAGTTACGAAGCTAACATTGAAGCGTTGCAAAACATTGAGAACTTGTACGGTGTAACTGCGCTTGAACGCCAAGCCGTAGCACCAAACTTTAATAACAATAAACCGAATGCACCTTCTGCTCCAAACGCTCCTAACGCTTCAACCAAACCTAATGTTCCAACAGCTAAGACAATTGTACGAAGCGGTGAAGTACAAAGCGGGCCTAACAAAGGCAAGCGGATTATTGAATATAGTGACGGCACTAAGGAATACAAATAATGGCTCAAGAAAACATTGTTTGGGATACGCCAAAAGAAGAGATTGCGTGGGATCAGGCAAAACCTGCATCCGCATACGATCGTTTTTTAACTAGCTTACGCAACCCACAAACCTTTGGCAAAGGTGGGGCGTATAGCCCTATGTTGGTAGCTGGTGCCGGTGAAATTATTAAAGGTACTGGTGCTTTAAGTCAATTAGCTGGCTTTCCTAATGCTGGTAACCGCCTTGTTGAAGTAGGTGGAGCGATGACCGAGGGTGCTAAAAGTGTTTCGCCTGTAACGGGAACAATAGGTCAAATCGGATCTTATTTATTGCCATTTACTGCGGCACAAAAAGGTATTACTGCAATTTCTAACATTCCAAAAGTCGCACAAAATATAGGAAAATTACCTAGCTATCTTAAGGCTACTGGCGCACCATTACAGCAAGCCACTATTGGTGGTGCTACTGGATACGCATTAACGCCCGACCAAGAAAACCGTGAACAAGGCGCAACCTTTGGTGCGGTAGGCGGTGCGGCTGGTGAATTAATTAGACCTGTTGCCAAAGCTACTGGCAGTCTTGCATCTGAAGTCTTAGGCAATCTAAGCGGTGTAGGTTCACAAGCGTATAAGACCGCATACAATGCCGCTGTACAAGGCGGTGACAAGCTTAAAGCATTAGCTTCAAACTTGCGTAAACAAGCCCCAATGGAAAATGTTGTAGATGATGCCTTATTAGGCTTAACCAACATGGGTAAAGAATTACAAAATCAATACCGTAGCGGTATGATCGACATCAAAAAAGATAAGACCATATTAGACTTTAAAGGTATTGATAAATCCATTGATGATGCTAGAAATTTAGGAATATTCAAGGGTAAAGTAAACAAAAAAGAAATTGTTGACGAAGTAGATAGAATTAAAGCTATTGTTGACGATTGGAAAAAAGAGAACCCTGCTGAGTTCCACACGCCTGAGGGCATGGATCAACTCAAACAAATGATTGGTCTTGAACTAGAAAAAATACCTTTTGAACAGCAAACATTGCGTAAAGCGGTAGGCGGTGTTTATTCTTCTGTACGGGATGAAGTTAAGAAACAAGCACCCGTATACGATAGCGTAATGAAGAAATATTCCGAGGGTTTAGATCAAGCTTCTGAACTTAAAAAAGCACTTGGTCTTGGTAATAAATCATCTGTAGATTCATCGTTACGCAGACTGCAATCGGTCATGCGTGACAATGTAAACACCAATTACGGTAACCGAGTTAATTACGCTGAGATGCTAGAGCAAGCAAGCGGTAAGCCAATCATGGCGCAGTTAGCTGGACAATCATTAAGTTCGCCAACACCAAGAGGCTTGCAAAAGTTATTGCCATCGGTTACTGGTGCTGGCGCATTTGCTTTAGACCCTATGTTTTTAGCAACATTGCCAGCCCAATCGCCACGCTTAATGGGTGAGGCAACAATACTAGCTGGAAAAGCATCACGACCTGTTATTAATCTTGCCAATTCAGGAACACCTGAACAGCGCAGAATAGCAAAATTATTAATGATGAAAGCCGCTGAAGAGGAATCAAAATGAGTAGAAATGGATCGGGAGTCTACTCCCTACCGCCTTCAAACCCTGTCGTAACAGGCACGACTATATCGAGTACATGGGCTAACAACACCATGAATGATATTGCGGCCGCCCTTACTGATTCTGTAGCGGCAGACGGTCAAACCCCAATGACGGGTAACCTAGACCTAAACACGCATAAGATAATTAATTTAGTAGCTGGATCTGTAGCGGGTGATGCTGTTGAGTACAGTCAATTTACTACTGCTTTTGTAAACCCTGTATTTACAGGCACAGGCTTTATGTTGATTCCAAAAGGAACTACAGCACAACGCCCTGTAAGCCCAGTAAACGGTGAAATCCGCTACAACACAGACACTTCACAATTTGAAGGCTACCAAGGCGGTGCATGGGGTCAATTAGGCGGTGGTGCTACAGGTGGTGGCGGTGATGAAGTATTTGTAGAAAACGGTGTAACGGTAACAACAAATTACACGCTTTCTACTGGAAAAAATGCTGAATCGGTAGGCCCAATTACAGTAAACTCAGGGGTAACGGTAACAATTCCTTCAACACAAAGGTGGGTCATATTATGAGCCTAGTATTACAATCCAGCGGTGGTGGTCAAATCACCATCCAAGAACCTGCAACTGCTAGTAACTTTACGCAGACATTACCTGCTGTAAACGGAACTGTTCTTACTACGGGCAATATACCTGCTGGTTCTGTTTTGCAAGTAGTTCAAGCATACAAAACAGATGTTTTTTCAACAACCACTAATACTGGATGGGTAGATATAACAGGTGTATCTGTTTCAATAACCCCAACTTCTTCTTCAAGCAGAATATTAGTAATGGCAACGCTTACAGATTGTTCTACAAGTTCGGTTTCGGGTGACGGAATGTTTCAAGTATTGCGTGGTTCAACAGCAATAGGTAATGCTGACAGCGGTGGCACAAACCCTATTATGGGATATGTAGCTACTTTTCTTTCTGCAAGTGGAAACATTACTGATTCTGTAGTTTTTAATTTTATTGATTCTCCATCAACAACATCATCTACAACATATAAAGTGCAATGTCGCTTATGGAGTAATAGCGGTTCAGGTTTAGATGGAACGCTTTTTGTTGGTAGAAGAAACAGTAACGGTTCTTTTATTTCCCCATCATCAATTACTTTAATGGAGATAGCAGGATGAACCACAAAGCTATTTATGCACTTTACCCACAAGTTGTTACTGTTGATGACGGCACAGGTGCTTTTGACAAAGACGGTAATTCTGTAGCTATTGACATGGTTTTTGTTGATGCTTGGCAAGACCCTGATGCTTATAAGTATGCAAGGGCTAGAGAATACCCATCATACGCAGACCAGTTTGACACCATCTTCCATGAAGGTTTAGACGCATGGAAAGCACAAATTCAAGCAGTAAAAGATAAGTATCCGAAAGGAACGGTATGAGCCAGTTACAAGTAAACCGAATAAACGATGCAAGCGGTGGAGTTCTAGCACCCATTAGTTCAGTCATGCGAAATCGCATCATAAACGGTGCGATGGTTATTGACCAAAGAAACGCTGGTGCTAGTGTTACTAATACTGCTGGTGTACAACAATATCCAGTAGATAGATGGTTTACTTTTGGTACTCAAGCGTCTAAATTTACTGCACAACAAAATGCTGGTTCAGTAACTCCACCAGCGGGGTTTACAAATTATTTAGGCATTACTTCTTTGTCAGCTTATTCTTCAGGAGCAGGAGAAGTTTTTGGAATAGCACAGTATATTGAAGGTTTTAATTTTTCTGACTTAGATTGGGGGACAGCCAATGCTAAAACTGTAACTTTATCTTTTTGGGTACGCAGTTCATTAACTGGAACTTTTGGCGGCTCTTTAATGAATGGCGCACAAAATAGAAGTTATCCATTTACATACACAATTTCTGCCGCAAACACTTGGGAACAAAAGTCAGTAACGATTGCTGGCGATACAACTGGTACTTGGTTAAAAACAAATGGTGCTGGACTTCAAGTTTGGATAAATATTGGAAGCGGCTCATCAGTAAGCGGTACTGCTGGCGCTTGGGCGGCAGGTACATTTGTATCAGCCACAGGTGCAACATCCGTAGTCGGCACAAACGGTGCTACCTTCTACATTACTGGAGTTCAGCTAGAGGTAGGCACACAAGCTACTTCATTTGAATACAGACAGTACACTACAGAATTGCAACTTTGCCAACGGTATTACGCAAAAACATTTCCTCAAACAGTAGCACCTGCTAATGGATTAGGAGAAACATATTATTTTGGTTACACACCTAATTCAGCAAATCCAATAACTATTTGGAAATTTCCAGTAACAATGAGGGGTTCACCTACTGTTACTTTATTTAATGACAGAAGTGGTGGCACAGCAGGGCAATGGCAAAATGGTAGTACCAGTAGTGCAAATGGAAGGGCGTTAGGTACATCATCAGAATTTGTAATGCTAGACAATTCAGCAGTAGCCATTTCTTCAGGGAATTGGTGGTTAGGCGGTGCAACAGCATCAATTGAACTATAAGGCGTAATTATGTATAAATTAATTAAAGACATAAAATCAGTTCAGCGTTTATCTGATGGTGCATTTATCCCATTCGACCCAGCCAACACGGATTTTGTTGAGTATCAGAAGTGGCTGGCTGACGGCAACACACCATTACCAGCGGAGAATACATAATGCCTACTATTATTTCAGGTGATGGAACAATCACAGGACTAACCGCTACTGGTATTAGTGCGGTACAGAATGTAGGCAGAACTAATCTACCTGCTGGTTCTGTTTTACAGGTGGTTAGCACAACAAAAACTGATGCATTTACTACAGCAAGTACAAGTTATGTTGATGTAACTGATTTTTCAGCAAGTATTACTCCAACAAGTTCAACAAGCAAAATATTAATAATTGTAAATTCGTATATTGGTATTAATAATATTAACGCAAAAATAAATTTAGTAAGGGGTTCAACAAACATTGCTCAACCAGCAAGCGGGGCAAATCCATCTAGTGCAATTTTTAGGTCTGGAATACAAATTGCTGGTTCTTTTAATCTTTCTTTTTTAGATAGTCCCGCAACAACTTCTGCGACAACTTATAAGATACAAATAAAATCAAGCGGTGGAAACACAACTTGCATTAATAGAGCAGATGACGATGCAAATAATTCGGGTGTTTCTACAATAACCTTATTGGAGATTGCGGCATGATTAATGCTCTTTACAAACTCTATCCACAAATAGTTACCACTAATGGCGATATTGCTTATGATGCAAACGGCAATGAAGTAGCTTATGACTTACAAGCCGTAACTGCACAGGCTGAAGCTGATGCACAAGCCGCTATTGATACAAAGGCTTCTGCACTAGCTAAACTAGCCGCATTAGGTCTTACCCAAGACGAAGTAAAAGCATTGGTAGGATGATGGATAACGGCATTGACTTAATCCGCTACGGTGCTTTATGGCAAAAGGTGGAAAACTATGAAGCCAAATTTCAGGAAATGTCAGACAAAATTGACAAACTGGAAGCCAGCATTGAATCGCTTGTTGCAATGGCTAACCGCAGTCGTGGTGCTTTGTGGCTTGGGCTGGGCATTGTATCTTCAGCTAGTACCGTTATGGGTTTTGTCGCACATTGGTTTTCCAGTAAGTAAATGAAGTGTCTGACTTACTTGGTTTGTCTGAAGGGGCAAAAGGGCTAAGTAGCGGTTTAGATTCTGCCCGTGAAGCTGGTAAGTCTGTTACTAAACAGATTGAAAGCATACAAAAAGATGCAACAGATGTAGCCCAGCAAAGAGCGCAAGAACGCATACGGGCAAAACGGGAAGCAGAATTTAAAAAAGAACGGGCGTTAGTCAAGGCTTTAGAAGAATGGAAACGCAAGAAGCAAATATCAGACGAAGAAGCCGATTTAAAGATTAAGTTTGTAAAACAGTACGGTGCAAAAGAGTGGGATGCGTTACTTAGGATCAAGCTAGACATTGAGAACATGGAACGCAAGAATAACGAGGAATTTCAGCACGATTTGAAGGCAGTAAGGCGGGTGCAGTTTTGGTGTTTTATGGCGGCACTAATAGTAACCTTGTGGCTAAAGTTTATTTTGGGGGCGTTTTAATGAATATGCAAGACTTACTAAAGGCGGTTATTCCGATCTTGGTAGCCTGTATAGCTTGGCTACTCGGTCAGGTTTCTTCATTCCAAGAACGCCTTACCAAGATTGAGGGCAAGATGCCAGCCCTAATTACTACCGAGGGCGTACCCACAGACAGTCCATTATCTGCTGAAAAACGCCACGCATTACGGGCTGAACTGCATAAAGAAATTCAAGATCTTCATGTACGGGTCAAACTTATCGAGGAAAGGAATAAAAAATAATGTTTCCACTTACCGCTTTGTTTGATGTTGGCATGAAAGTATTGGATAAGTTTATTCCTGATCCTGAGGCTAAAGCTAAAGCCCAAGCTGATCTATTAAAGATGCAACAAGAGGGTCGGTTAGCGGAACTTAACGCTGACATGAACGAACAGAACAATATATCTGACCGCTGGAAAGCTGACCTTAGTAGCGATTCGTGGCTATCTAAAAACATACGCCCTATGTCTTTGGTGGCTATTTTTGTTGGTTACTTTCTTTTTGCCATGATGTCGGCTTTTGGCTACGATGCCAAAGAGTCATATGTAAACCTGCTTGGCGAGTGGGGTATGCTAATAATGAGTGCTTATTTTGGCGGGCGCACTCTTGAAAAGATCATGGATATGAAAGCCAAAAAAAATGCAACTTAGTGAAAATTTTAGTTTAGAAGAACTAACCCACTCAGAAACCGCATCCCGTAATAACTGGGATAACACCCCTAACGCTACTGAACTAGCTAACCTTGTGCGCCTAGCCGCATTCCTAGAGGAAGTTAAAAAGGTTTTAGGCGGCAAGCCCGTCATGATTAACTCTGCATTCCGTTGCAAACTGGTAAATGATGCGGTAGGATCAAAGGACAGCAGTCAGCATCGGATTGGATGTGCGGCAGACATTCGAGTACCCAGCATGACCCCCGATGAAGTCGTAAAGGCTGTTATTGCATCGGGGATTGAATATGACCAAATTATTCGAGAATTTGACCGCTGGACACATATTAGTATTCCTAATACTGCTGGCGATAATCCTCGCAGACAAGCTTTGATTATCGATAAACAGGGTACACGCCCGTTTTAAAAAATATCGGTTAGGTTTACGACTTTCCACAGGTGCTTGGGTACATCGTAAAAATACTCATCCTTGGCTACTGCCCTGTTTGGCACTTCAATTAACGGGCATTCTTTGATCTTATTAGCCCTGATCCAGTAAGCGTGGGTCAGCGGGCGGTTTACTACATACATTGTGGTTCTAGGGTGGCTAAATAGCTTTTCTTTGCGCTGGGCGATGTGGATTGTGTCAAACGGGCAATATTCCCAATCTCTGACCTCTACCTCGGCATACCCTAAATGCTCACCCCTGCGGCTTAATACAAGGTCTACAGCGTATATATCGGGGTTCGGTAAGGCATCAACATGGTGAACCGTTTTAAGCCATTCAGCGACCGCATTACGAGCGGGTGGATCGCAAGCATCATGCAGTCGCTGGTCAAACTTCTTATATTGCATAGCCGTGCATTAGGTAATTAGCACCAAAAAACAACACGCAAAACAGTATTGCCGCCAAACCACCCAGCAAGAACTGCTTGATAGACTCCCTGCGCTCCTTGCGCTTTTCTGATGCTCTGAGGCGGTTATACGCTTCAACATCACCCCAGCCCTTATCAATCATGCGCTGGCGTTGCTCAAACTTGCGCTGGGCTTCATAAAAACGCTCTGAATCTCTTTCACTTTGTAGCATGATGACTCCTTATTGAAAAATACGGTAACGGGGATTGCAGGTAACTTCTACAGGTACATCGGTGGTAACGCCATTAATCCTGCGCTTAGCGGTAATTACTACGGGGCGTGTGCCAGCATCCTCACACTCATTAATTCCTAGGATAACCTGCGCCCTAGTCATGTGATACGCCTGTTTGTCGGTTTCTAGGGTGACATTGGGCGGGGTGTAAGAACTGCACCCAATCATGGCTAATGGGGCTAGTAAGAGTAAATACTTCATAAAAACCTTTCTGCCCCCGTAGGGGCGTTGATTAACGGGCTGTAACTTTAAGGGTAATAACTGCGGTGGTCTTGGTGTGTTTTTCAATTAACTCAGCAGGTACATTCGCTTCTGCGTACACAGCTTTGTTATCTACGGTCTTGCGCTGGGAGAGGGTTACACAGGCTTTGTAAAAGTTACCCTCGATGTGACCCTCATCCTGCTTGAGTTCGGTCTTGAGTGCTTCTGCTTGGGCTTCTAGATCAGCGATCTGTGCCAAGAGCATACCTAATTGGTCAACTTTAGTTACTTTGATGTCTACAACTTGCATTTGATTCTCCTTTTCTATCTCACTCCCCGATGGAGTAATGACAGTATAAGTTAAGTAATCTTAACAATGCAAGGATTATTTATTAGGACAAACCCTAGGTTTTGCAAAAAAACATCAGGGCAGTATTTGGCAGTTACTACGAATAGGGCAGAAAGCCGCAAAATTCCCTAATTACTGCATCCTACTGTGGCGGCTTAACGCCCTTAAATAAGTGGGGTACTCACATTCCCGTATGTGAAGCGTGTCTGCTTTCCCCCGTTCCCGTGAAGGAACTTTAATTATAAGCCGTTCTTGATTTGGTAAACACGCAGTAAATGCTCAAAGCACTCCCAGCCCTTTTGAAGCCGATCCTGCTCAATTTCAATCAATTTGACTTGGTTAGTCGTACCGTTGACAAACACGATAGCGCACCGTGCGCTGGGTACTCCTAGACCCTCACGGTAGGCGGCTAACTGCATCTCATGCTCAAAATACACATCCACCTTATCTAAGTCGGTATCTTTGGTCTTAAAGTCCACTACAAAGCCCGCTGTGGACATTAGATCGCATTTACCGCCATACCCTAGCGGATGCCCAAACGACTTCTCAGAAAGCCATAGCTGGCTTCCAAAGGCGTTGTCAAGGGTTTCCACAATGGTATTGATGTACGGTGGCTTTTCAGGCATATACACACCCTCAAACCAGCTTTGGATAATGGCGTGGATTGCAGTACCCCGCTCTGCCGCTTCCCTGCCCGTAGCTTTACTATCCTGCATCACCCTAGCCAACCAGTCTGATTCGGGTTCATCAGGAAGTCTAGGCAGGGTCAGGGCGGCTAAGAGGACTTGTTGTTGCTTCCATGTATCAAGCCCTGCTTTCGATAGCATTCCGTTAATTGTTGTAACACTTGGCAAAAGTCCGAGTTTCCGTGCGTCACGGAGCGTTGTTGCCCGTTCCCCAGTCTTGCCGATGGTAGTGTAGGCTGGAGTGCCGTCTTTCGTATACCAATGACCTGATTCACTTAGTTTCTCCTTGACAATCATGTTAATCCTTAAAATGGGGGTGGGCCAAAATTATCATCATCGGCTAGTTTAGGCGCATTTTTTTCACGCTCCTGCTGACCACGCCACTCGCTAGACTCCGCTATCTTTTCTTTGTAATACTTGGGTAGCGCATCGTACTCTTCCTGCTTGTAGCTTTGTAGCCAAAAGATTTTAGTGGGGTTTATGCCATCAGGCTGGGCGTTACGCAATGCGCTAGGCACAGGGCTAATGCCGCTGATGTTGGCGTACTTGCCATCCTCGGAGTGCGTGATATTGACCATGCAAAACTTACCCAATAGGTTCTTGAGGTCAAAGTTCTTGCGGTCTTCAGGGGTCATTTTTTTATTTGACCACGCCTCTAGGTCTTGGCGTAACCGTGCTTGATCACCTAGGCTGACTGTATAACGCTTAGATACGATTAAAGGTTTACCATCGTCTGTCTGTAATGGCTGACCCGCATCGTCATCACCGTGCAGTTCCCAAGTCAATACGACCTTGTGCATGATCTTGGTTTCTCCAGCCCATTCGGTGGCTTGATGACCTAGGTCAATGATGGAATAAAGGCGAGCCATATGCAGACCTGCTGGCGCAATCTTAAAGTCTTTTTGGTTATCGGAAATAATCATTTTTTCTCTTTCGTTAATAGGTTTCTAACAATGTTGCGGCAATACGCATTAGCGGCAGTTTCTTCTGAGTCACTAATCTGTAAGCGTGAAACATCCTTAAACTCAGGGTTAAATACTTTTAGACCCCGTGCTAGTAGGTTTGCCTTATTGTTTGCGGTAATCCTGCCATCGGTAACCTGACGGATAAAGTTTTGCGCTACATTCGGCAATTCGTTAAATTGCTGGTGGCATAGGTTTGCGTATAGTTCCTTGACATAGTTTTGGTTATACCCGTCAAGGATTAGGCAGACTGCCGCAGTACGCATAGGAGCAGACGAATAGACTTTAATCTGCTTGCCGCAATACTCGACTAGGCTGTCAGATACCTCGCCCACCCCCGTGTTATATATCTCTAAGCACTCTTCTGCGCTGGTGACTGAATTGCCACCGTAGACCAATCTAGCCAAGATGCGGCATACCTCGGTAGTCCTAACATTGATGCCTGTCAGGTCTGACAATGTGCGCTTGATGCCGTTATCTAAGACCTTGTACGCATCGTTACTTACGCCAGTAGTGACCAGCAATTTCACGGGTGTATCGGCTTCTACAATAGCTTCTAGGCGGTGCTGACCGTCAATCAGTTTGCCTGACTCAGAGAATGCTACGCCCTGATGGGTCAGTATCCAGTCACCACGCTTGATTGCCTTGGCTAGACACGACACATACCAGCCCCTCTGTTGGCGGTTATCGGTGTTTTTGGATAGATACAACTTCGCCATTTCGGGCGTTACTAGCTGTACTTGTGGGTTCATTTTAGATTCCTTGCTAAAAGGTTATTGGTATCTACCAACATATTCCAAAGCATTTGACCCGAATTTGACATACGGTTAACTGGCGCAAAGCCACAACCATAGCGCAGTAAGTCGATTTGTTCCTTGGAAAGATCAGAGCCGCCCTCTAGTACATCAAAGATTTTTTCTAGCTGACCCTGCAATTGAAGTAAGTCATTTGTTTGCGATTCTATTTCACTCATAAGAGTTTCTCCTGTTATCACGGCACATACCGTACAACCATATTAACCTAACTTAACACAATGTGCAAGAAATATGTTAAGATTACTTACATGAACTCAGTCGCTATTATTCGTTTATTGGGTGGGCCAACCAAAGTAGCTAAGATGCTAGGCATCAGCGTACCTGCGGTATCCATGTGGCAAAACGGAGATATACCGCATGACAAGCTGGTGATCCTAGCCGCAACCCTTGAGAAACAAAGCCACGGTCTAATCACCCGAAAAACTTTATTTCCTGAAACCTATAAATTAATTTGGCCTGAATTAATTTAATGTATACTTGCTGGTAAGCGGATTGAACCCCGTTAGTAACATACCAGCCTAAAGCCCTTGAAGGGTAGTTTTTGAGCATTTTGGAAAGGCTGGCTGGTCTTTTCTAAAGTGGGTTCAACTTAGAAACTACTCTTGAAGGGCTTTTTCTATTTCCGCTTCGTACTCCAAACGATATTAAGCACCTAGATGGGTGGCGTGGAATAGAACATGGGCTGGTTTACACCTGACAGCAAGCCCCGTAGACTTAAGTGGGTACTACACAAGTTACAAGGACAATGGTGATAGACAACCTTGTATCGATTGAACACTACCTTAGGGAGCATTAGTTCGGGATCAACTTCCTGAATGGATGGGGTGCTATCACCTTTGGGATACCTATGACGAAAAAACAACACTAAGGGTATATCCTAATCAAATACCTGTTGACATAGTTAAGCTACCTTAATAAACTGGTATCACTCAATAACGAGTGAGATAGAAAAAGGAGCAACAAAATGAAATCAAAAGGTCAAGGCAAAAAAGAATTTGTAGTTATGCAATTAGATGACTACAAAAATGAGTGGAAAGTTTGGAGCGTTCCAGTAACCATCAAACAAGCATATTTTATTCTTGCTCGCAAAAATCCACAGTACTACAAAATTTCAGAAATCAAATAATTAACCAGCCCCTACGGGGGCTACCTTTAAAGGTGAGATAGACATGACAATTAAAAAAACCCCAAAAGCCAAGCCGCTTACAAAGCTACAACAGGCAGAGCGTAAAGCCGCAAACATGGAATATGCGATTTACGATACATACAATAATTTTGATGAATTGTTTGCATTGCTTAGACTTTACAAAGATTACATCGAAAGCCCAAATTACAACAAATACACCGCCAAAAGCGCATTAAACGGCATTTTTACTAACGCCATCAGTATGCAGACAACCATGATGGATCAATCAGGATTGGAGTGGTAATGAAAGATTTATTGGGTGCTTGTTTGCTGGGCGCAATCCTTGGTGCAATGTTGGCATACGGTATCTAAATGGTAGAAACCGTCATGACCGTGTTTGCAATTGGCGTGTTTATCATCTTTGCCACGCTTATGTTTATTGCCGCATTTCTTTATTTTTGGATGGACAAATGACCTTTCAAAATTTTTACGCTATGTATCCCCGCAAAATGGGGCGCAAAGAGGCTGAAAAAAGCTGGAATAGGCTAACCCCTACCCAGCAAGCAGAATGCCTACAAGCCCTGCCAAACTACCTTAAATACTGGAAGATCAAGCAGACGCAAAAAGATTTCATCCCGTACCCCGCCACATTTTTGAACCAAGAACGCTGGACTGACGAGATTGACTTTGAACCTACCAAAAAGCCCGAACTGCCGTGGTATTCCAGCGAGGAACTTACCGCCCGTAAAGCGCAGGAAGTTAATTGCCCCGCTTATGCGGGCGAGGCGTGGCAACAATGGCGGGCAAGGATTAGCCAAAAGATCAAGCAGATTGAGGAACAGATGTGAAAAACTTTCGAGATGATTACCTTGTAGATTGGTACATCGGGGTAGCCAAAAGGCGTGGCTGGGATGAGGTCGTTAGACTGCTGGCGCAATACCCCAAGGATGAAGAACGCATGAAGATGCTTATTAAAAAAAGGTTAGCAAATGAACGACCTGTTTGATGACCAGTTTGATTACGACAAAGAATGGGAAGGGATGCCTGAGTTTGTATCCGAAGACCTTAAGTCTATTGCGGCTGTCACGGTTAACTTTTTGACCGTAGAAGATATGAACGCATTTAGCGAACTGGTCGGCAGACGCATTACTTTTCAGACCAAAAGCATATTGTTCCCCGTAAAAGAACCCGTAAAGAAAATCTACATCGATGAATCCTAAACACCCTGTCTACATTATTTCCAAGGGCAGATGGGAAAGCCGCTTAACTAGCAAGTCGCTAGAAAAGATGGGCGTACCGTACTACATCGCTGTAGAGCCGCAGGAATACGACAACTACGCAGAGGTTATTGACCCAGCCAAGATACTGACTTTGCCGTTTAGTAATCATGGCTTTGGTTCTACCCCCGCCCGTAACTGGTGCTGGGATCACTCAATCCAAAACGGACACGCCTACCATTGGATGCTGGATGACAACATCAACGGCTTTGTACGGCTAAACCGTAATGAGCGTGTACCCGTAGCGTCAGGCACGATATTTAGGGCGGCAGAGGATTTTGTTGAGCGGTACGACAATGTAGCCCAAGCTGGCTTTGAATACCGATTCTTTGCTGGCGGTAATAGGCGCAAGAAGCCACCGTTTAGGCTAAACAACCGCATCTTTTCCTGTATGTTAATCCGCAATGACATACCGTACCGCTGGAGAACCAAGTACAACGAAGACACCATCCTATCGCTGGATTGCTTAGAAGGCGGCTGGTGTACGATCATGTTCCATTGTTTTTTGCAAAACAAAGCCGCAACACAGACGGTCAAGGGCGGTAACTCAGCCGAGTTTTACGACCACGAAGGTACGCTACCCAAGTCACAGATGTTGGTAGATGAGTACCCGCACAGGGCTAAATTGGTGTGGCGTTATGACCGCTGGCATCACGAAGTTAGCTACGATGGATTTGAAAAGAATATGTTGAAAAAGAAGGAAGGGATAGTTATTCCCAAGGGCGTAAACAATTACGGAATGAAACTAGTGGAGATAACATGAGAGAGATAGACCCAAACCGCTGTATAGACTTTATCCTTGATAACGCTGGCAAGTACGCATCTGCGAAGGGTGAGTTAGCCCAGCTAGAAACCTATAAGAGTTCGCTTAAGGCCATAATGATGCAGAAGTCAGGCGAACAGACAATCGGGGCGCAGGAACGGGAAGCATACGCCAGCCAAGACTACCAAGACTTGTGCAAAGCTATTGGTGCGGCTACCGAAAATGTCGAAAAGCTTAAGTGGGAACTAGAAGCCGCAAGACTGCGCCATGCTACATGGCAAACTTTAGAAGTATCAAACCGTAACCAAGATCGGATATTAAAATGATTACCCTAACAGAAGAATTTTTAATCTTAAAAACTTTGACCCGTATGTATGACGATGCCCTTAAAAACAACAACGCCATGCTGATGATGGAGATAGCCGTAGACATTGCTGAATGCGCTGAAAAGCTAGAACAAGCCAGCGTGGATCATGCCAATGTATCGTAATAAAAGTCTATTAGAAATTGTTAGAAGCTTTCCTTGCACTAACTGCGGGGCTGTCGATGGCACAGTAGTAGCCGCACATTCAAATCAACTTAGGGATGGTAAAGGTCGTGGAATCAAAGCGCATGATTACAGAATTGCCGCAATGTGTTACACCTGTCACGCAGAAATTGACCAAGGGGCAACACTCAGCAAAGCGGAGAGAGTGGAATGTTGGGAAGAAGCGCACAGAAAAACGATTGCCTTGTTATTTGAATCAGGGTTTTTATATACCAAGTTTTGAAGAAATGACGCAAGACGCTGTGGAATTGTTAAACTCTCTTAATGTTGATCCTGACTCTACCTTTGCCGCCTACCGTAAACCACTACATAAAAAGTAGTGGGCATAGGCGTTATCTAAGCAAGGAAGCTATTGAATTTAAAAAACAAGTAGCTGACTATGTAGCCGAGTACAGAGTGCCAAAGCTGGGCGATGCCCGCATAGAAATGAAAATAGTTATTCATTTTGCCAATAAGCGTAGGCAAGATTTGGACAATCGTGTCAAGTCACTTTGGGATGCATTAGGCGGCAACGGTGCTGGGGTGTTTGACGATGACAGCCAAATTGATGTGTTATTTTTGCAGAGAGGCGCAATAAAAAAAGGCGGTGGATGCCTTGTTTATATCGACATTCTTGATAAAATAGAGGAAACTACACCCATTACATAAGGATTTGTATGGAAAACTGTGCGTTATTCCTAGCAACATTACTACACTCAGCGACCAATACGCATTTTTTCCATTGGTCTACTGATTCTTACGCCAAACACAAAGCACTTGCAAAGTATTACGACAGTATCATTGATTTAACGGATGCTTTTGCCGAATCCTATATGGGCAAATACGGTAAGTTCACCAGCTTTCCAAGCGTTTACCACCAACCTAAAGACCCAATCCGCTACATGGAGTCATTGCAAAGCTTTGTAAAAGAAGCCCGCATGGAATTACCTCAAGACAGCGAACTACAAAACATTGTTGATGAGATCGCTGACCTTATAAATGCCACCGCATACAAACTTAAGTTCTTGAAATAAAAGGATATTTATGCCATTAGATAAATCAGGTAGCAAGGAATCTGTAGGTAAAAATTACGACAAAGAGCGTCAATCGGGCAAGTCTAAAAAACAAAGTCTAGCGATTGCTTTAAATGTTGAGCGTGAGAACGCCAAGGGTAGCCGTAAAGCCAAGCTGGAAGACGCATACGCTAAGTACATTGAGGAAAAAGCATGAGTCGAAGGGATGACATTCGTGCCGCAGTAGAAAAGCACGATAAACCCATTCCTAAGACAACAACGGGCAAGGATAAGAATTACTTGCCCACAGAGCAGGGCGCAGGTATGACCGCCAAAGGTAGAGCGGCATACAATCGTAAAAACAACGCCAACTTACAAGCACCTCAATCAAGTGGCCCACGGCACGATAGTTTTTGTGCAAGGTCAAAAGGCTGGACAGGTGAGCGTGGTAAGGCGGCTAGAGCAAGGTGGAAATGCTAATGAAAGACGGACTATATGCCAATATTCACCGCAAGAGGGCTAGGATCAAGGCGGGATCAGGCGAAAAGATGCGTAAGGTAGGTAGCGAAGGCGCACCATCCGCTAAAGACTTTAAGAAGTCTGCTAAGACTGCTAAACCTACACGCAGGGAAATGATTGCTTCTAAGATGAAGGATATGTGATGTTTAAAAAAGAAAAGATTAAACCTGAAAACAGCTTGCTTCAGCCTAAAAAAGAGTCAACGCTTGAAAGACAACAGCGTGAGCGTCTAGAGCGCAGAGCCGCCCTAGCTGACAAACTGAAAGACATGGACAAAGAAGTTAAGTAAATGAATTTAGCTGATGCATTACGGTCGTTTAGCGATAGGGTGGTAAACCTACCTACCGAAGCACAGCGATTTATGTACAACCCCCAAGCATTTACCCAAATGTTTGGCAGAAACCAGCTACCCAACGAAACAGGGTTTGCTGAAGGCGCAATGGTCGGTGACCGCAAATACGGTAGTGAAAAAGGCTTTCAGCAGGGTGAACCGCTGGCATTGCCTATAGCCGTAGCATCAATGGGCGCACCACTTGCCGCCCCTGCCGCTAGAGCATTAGCACCCAAAGCCGCAAGCATGGCTGAAGATTACCTTGCTAAAATTGGTGGCGTTCAATACATTACCCCGCAGAATAAAGCCCTAGCTGACGCTATCCGCAATAAGCCAATTGGTGAGTTTGATGTGCGATTTGACAATAAACGCAAGTCAGACATAGAAAAGATAGCCACTACTGTGCCTGTGGTCGAGCAATTAAACAAAACCCCAATCCCCAAGGTATCGCTGGCAGACTTTGAGGGTAGACCGTTTATTACCAGTATGTCTGACCGTACTGCCGCTGGCGGTGACTTGCTGGGCGTTAACGATGTTATGTTTAAAAGACCCGTACACCTGTATGGCGGGCAAGACTATATGTTTAACGCACCCAATCAGGTGTGGGCATCAGCACAAAGCGCAGTTAAGCCAATCCTTGAAAACGCCAAACTTCTTAAGGAAGTTACTGGACAGAATCCGCTATATATCCCTTGGAGAATGGCCCCATCGGGCGGTGACTTTGCTCACATGACGGGTGAAAGTATGCTGGGATACGCTGAAGCCGCTATGGGTAAAACAGATAAAAAAGCGTTAAATGCCGCAATTAAAGATTTGATCCCAAGCTGGAAAGGCGTAGATTCTGCCGACAGCATTACCCAATACAGAGCCGCCCCCAAGGTCGTAAGGGATTCGATCATGCAGATCATGGATAGGGATTTTAGAAACCTAGGCGGCTTAAACTATGGTCAAGCTAGACTATCGGTTACTGATCCACGCCAAATCAATGCTATGGAAGGTGGAATACAAAACATTGGTGAAATTTTTGCAGACCAACCCATGATTATGAAATCAGGTCACCCATCGTATCCACGGGGCGTGGCAGGTCAAGGGCTGGGAACAATTGACAGAGAACTGAATATCTTTGAACTTTTGCCTAATGTGGTGAAAGAGCGTGGCATTGCTAACCCAAGAAACCCATCCGATCCTGACCTGCGAGCAATGCAGATGAAGCCGTACTCAGGAATCATTACCGCCAAGATGTTACGGGATCTAGGGCTTTAATACAGATATTCAGGTTTAAATTGATTCGCTACCTGCTCGCCAAAGCGATGTGTCAAGAAGTTACAAACAGATTCATGTGTCACCTGCTCGATACCTGACGCAATACAGTAGGTTTCATGTAAGGTAAGAGCATCAAGCATAGCTTTAGGCATTGGAACATCAACATTAACAGTCGGGGTCATAATTGCTCCTTTTAACTATATATTAACCTAGCTTAACATGGAAATCAATACCCTTTGGATAGAGAAGCTATTAAAAAAGCCATTCCATAAGTACAGCTTGTGGGGTGATAAGAAGTTTTATGATCCGCACCTACACCCAATAGCCAAGGAACTAGAGAATAACTTCCCCGCTATTCAGGCAGAGGTCAAGGAACTATTGAAACGCTATGATGAGTTCGCCCACTTCCAAAGCATTAGCCCTGATCAGACCTACATAAGCAACGATGACCGCTGGCGTATGTTCTTTTTCAAGGCGGCTGGCGTTAACTTTGGCAAGAACAAGCAATTTTGCCCAGTAGCTATGTCAATTGTGGATAAGCACAAGGATGTAATCAGCGCATATATCTCAGTCCTTGGCGCACGGAAAGCTTTGAATCCGCATGAGGGGCCATGGTCAGGAATCCTTAGAATGCACCTAGGCGTAGTCATCCCTGAATACTTACAATGCGCCCTGCACAACGGTGGAGAGGTTTACTTTTGGGAAGAAGGCAAGTGCGTACTGTTTGACGATACCTACACACACATGGCATTTAATGATACGGACAGCATAAGAGCAGTATTGTTCCTAGACATCATGCGCCCGCTACCCCAGCCGTGGAAATTCATTAACTGGGCAATCCTAAGATTGTCTATCCTATTCCCATATATATGGATACCCTATTTCCGTCACAAGAAATGGGAGAAGCGGTTTTACAAACAACAAGTTAACTGATAAACTTAATGTATCTTAATCAACTACTTGGATAAGGTATGAGTTCTACTGTAGAAAAGACTAGAAAAAAGACAGGCGGGCGTGTTGCAGGTGTGCCTAACAAGTCCACAGCACTCGCTAGAGAGGCGATCGCTAAGTTCGTGGATGGTAACAGCCACAAGCTACAAGAATGGCTTGAGGAGATCGCTATGAATGAAAAGCTAGGCCCTAAAGTCGCATTCGATTGCTTTATGCAAGTCGCTGAGTACCATGTGCCAAAGCTTGCCCGTGTAGAGCAGGTGGGAGATGAAACTAAACCCGTAGTCCATATTTATAAGTGGAAAGATGACTGAAGAAGTCATCATTGAGTTTGAGTACAAAGCACGGGAAGCGTTTAAAGAGTTTCATAAGAGAACACAACGCTGGGCTGTGCTGGTCTGTCACCGAAGGGCTGGCAAAACAGTAGCTAGTATTAACGACCTGATCCGCAGGGCTATCAAAGAAAATAAACCTGACGGCAGATACTTTTACCTTTGCCCGTTCTACAGTCAGGCTAAGTCGGTGGCATGGGATTACTTATTACGGTTCTCCAAACCAGCATTGGCTAAAGCTAACCAGTCTGAGTTATGGGTAGAACTGCACAATGGCGCACGGATACGGCTATTTGGTGCAGATGCGCCTGACAATCTCCGAGGCAATTACTGCGATGGCATCGTTTTGGATGAGATGGCCGACATGAAACCCCGTGTATGGGGTGAGATCATTAGACCGTTATTAGCGGATCGCCTCGGCTGGGCTGTATTTATCGGCACACCCCGTGGGCATAACGCTTTCTATGACATATACCGTGAAGCCCAAAACAATGACAGGTGGTACACCAAGACGCTACGGGCAGATGAGTCAGGGCTACTGGCGCAGGAAGAACTGGTAGACGCACAAGCATCCATGTCAACCAATCAATACGAGCAGGAGTTCCTTTGCTCATTCGAGGCGGCAATCCTTGGAGCGTATTACGGGCAGGAGATGCGTAGGCTTACAGACCTTGAGCGCATTACTACGGTGGACTATGACCCCATGTTCCCCTGCCACACGGTTTGGGATTTGGGGTACAACGATTCCACGGCTATTATTTGGTTTCAGACGGTATACGGTGAGATACGGGTGCTAGATCACCATATGTCTAACGGTCAAGCCATCCCCTATTACACGGGATTGCTGGCGCAGAAAGAGGATGAGTTTGGGTACAAATACGGTACACATTGGCTACCTCATGACGCTAGGGCAAAAACACTAGCCAGCGGTGGCAAGAGCATAATCGAACAAATTGCGACAAAAATTGACATAAAACATCTAAAAATTGTTCCGAACCTATCACTTCAGGATGGAATACAGGCAACAAGGCTTGCATTAACCCGTGCTTGGTTCGATAATAAGTGTGAAGAATTAATTGAATGTTTGCGTCAATATCAAAGGGAATGGGATGATGATAAAAAAGTATTTAGAGATCGCCCAAAGCACGATTGGACATCACACTCTAGCGATGCGATGCGCTATTTATCAATTGTTTGGAAAGATGAGGACAGCCCTATCCTCAAAGATGCAAGGGTTAAAGGTTTATCTATTGGCGAAAACGAAGTAACCCTAGACGAATTATGGAAGCAAACGCCTAAATCAACATACCGCAGGATATAAACATGGATCACACCTACGAAGATTGGTACAACACCATTGCTAGTTACGAAAGAGCGTACAAGGAGTGGGAAGCCCGTACTGACCGAATCATCAAGCGGTATCGAGATGACAGCCGCACCCGTAACAACCCCAACGCCCGCTTTAATATCCTTTGGTCAAATGTACAGACCATTACCCCAGCTATCTTTGCTAGACTGCCACGCCCTGATGTAAGCCGTAGGTTTAGAGATAACGACCCAGTAGCACGGGTGGCATCGATGATGCTTGAGCGGGCTTTAGATTATGAGATTACCCACTACGGTGACTACAAGTCTGCCATGAGTCAGTCGGTTTTAGACCGCTTACTTGGTGGGCGTGGTACATCATGGGTACGCTACGAACCACACATTGCTGGTGAGGCTGGCGGCATGGCTGACGGTGCGCCTGAAGATGGCTTTCAGATTACCGAGGACACAGACGAAGCAGAAACCGAAGGCGGCATTTACCGTGAAGACCAAGAACGCATCGAGTACGAATGCGCCCCAGTCGATTATGTTTACTGGCGTGACTTTGGGCATACGATTGCCCGCACATGGGAAGAGGTCACCGCTGTATGGCGTAAGGTTTACCTTGGCAGACCAGCCCTAGTAGAACGCTTTGGCGAGGAACTGGGTAATAAGATCCCGCTGGATACAAAACCTGAAACTTCTAAAACTTTCAACGAAAAGATGGGCGAAGGCGCATCGGAAGCCGTTGTCTATGAGATATGGGATAAGACCTCAGGCGAAGTCATTTGGTTATCGAAGTCAATGGGCAAGATCCTTGATACACGCCCTGACCCGCTAAAGCTTGAGAACTTTTGGCCTTGCCCGAAACCTCTGTACGCAACATTGACCACGGATAAGCTAGAACCTATCCCTGACTTTGTACTGTACCAAGACCAAGCTAAACAGCTAGACACGCTGGCTGACCGCATCGATGGATTCATTAACGCCCTGAAAGTGCGTGGTGTTTACGATGCATCCGAACCAAGTCTTGCCCGTTTATTCTCCGAAGGCGAGAACAATACCTTGATCCCTGTCAAGAACTATGCCGCATTTAGTGAAAAGGGTGGCATGGGCGGGGCTATTAACCTTGTAGATATTGCCCCAATCGCACAAGCCCTGAATATGTCGTATCAGGCTATGGATCAAGTCAAGGGTCAAATCTACGAGATCATGGGTATCGCTGATATTCAGCGTGGACAGACCGATCCGAATGAAACCCTTGGCGCACAGATTATCAAGTCGAACAACGCCAGCGGTAGACTCAAGACCATGCAACACGCAGTCGTGGACTTTGCTACTGAACTGTTAAGCATCAAGGCGCAGATCATCTGCAACCACTTTACCGATGACACCATCGTTAAGATTAGTGGTGCAATGCAACTAAGCCAGCAGGATCAGATGTTGATCCCACAAGCTTTAGCCCTGTTGCGTGACGAAGCCGCCAAGAACTTCCGTGTTGAGGTGACTAGCGACTCGATGATATTCCAAGACGAACAGCAGGAAAAAGCTGACCGTCTAGAGTTCCTATCCGCTATTAGTGGATTCCTACAGCAAGCATTACCTGCCGCAAGCGCAACACCTGAACTTACCCCAATGTTGGTCGAGATGCTCAAGTTTGGTGTCACCGCATTCAAGGCTGGCAAAGGTCTAGAGGGCATGATTGACGAAACCGCTGATAAGTTCCGTGAACAAGCCAAGGCGCAGGAAGGTCAACCCAAGCCACCAAGTGCTGAAGAGCAGAAGATGCAGATGCAGATGCAGATTGAGCAAGCTAAGATGCAAGCCGAACAGCAGAAAATGCAGATGCAACAGCAGATTGAACAGGCTAAGATTCAGGGTCAGATCGAACTTGAAAAAGCTAAACAAGAGTACCAAGCGCAAGAGAATCAGCTTAAGTTTCAGCTTGAGGATGAGCGTAACCGTCAGCAGATGCAGATGGAGATGGATCTTGAGCAGACTAAGCTTGATTCTTCCAACAATAAAGAACTTCTGCTTGCCTACCTCAATAATGCGGCTAAGATTGAAACCACCCGTATTACAGCAGGTCTAGATACGGGCGAGGAAGCTTACGCTGACAATGTACAGATGGCTAACATTTTGCAAGATCAATTAGGATATTCAGACATGAAAAACCACCCACTACAGCCCGCAATTGAGAATATGTACAACAGCAATCAGCAGTTAGCGCAGATGCTATCCATGTTGCTGGATAAACTTAATCAGCCTAAGACTGTGATTCGTGGCCCTGACGGTAAAATTGCTGGAGTTCAATAATGGCTATTACAGTCAAGCATTTAAAGGTATCAACCGTTCCTGATGCTGGGGATGACACACTTGTAGAACCGTCAGATTGGAATGCCGACCATACCCTCACAGGTATCGGCACAATGGCAGAGCAAAACGCTAATGCCGTAGCCATCACAGGCGGTACGATTAGCGGTGTAACCATCCCTGCATCCAATGTCACGGGAACGCTACAAGTTAACCAAGGCGGTACAGGCGCAACAACCCTGACAGGCTATGTCAAGGGAACTGGCACAACCGCTATGACAGCGGCAAGCACCATTCCAAATACGGACATCACGGGATTAGGTACGGCATCGACTAAGGATGCAGGTTCAGCCAATGGCGTAGCTACCCTAGATGCTGGCGGTAAAGTGCCTGTTTCTGAACTTCCTGCCGCAGTCTTAGGCGCATTAAGCTACCAAGGAACATGGGATGCAAGCACTAATACACCTACCCTTACTTCTTCTGTTGGTACTAAAGGTTATTACTATGTTGTCAGCGTTGCTGGTAATACTAACCTTAACGGGATTACTGATTGGCTTGTGGGCGATTGGGCGGTATATAACGGCACAATTTGGCAGAAGGTGGATAACACCGAAACGGTAACAAGCGTCAACGGACAGACAGGTGCGGTTACATTAACCACAACTAACATTGCCGAAGGCACAAACCTTTATTACACCGATGTACGGGCAAGGGCATCAAATAGTGCTGGTACAGGCATTAGTTACGATTCCGCAACTGGCGTAATTACTAACTCTGCACCCGACCAAACTGTAAGCATTACAGGCGCAGGTACATCCGTAGTAACTGGTACTTACCCTAATTTCACCGTTACTAGCAATGATGCTTTTGTAGGCACAGTTACTAGCGTAGCCGCAACCGCAGGTACAGGAATTAGCGTAACAGGTAGCCCAATTACAAGTAGCGGTACATTAAATATTACCAATACTGCACCTGACCAAACCGTAGTTTTAACGGCTGGTACTGGCATATCTACTAGCGGCACTTACCCTAACTTCACTATTACAAACACTAGCCCATCATTGGGTGGTGATGTTGTTGGGCCAGCTTCCGCAACCGATAACGCAGTAGCTAGGTATGACAGCACAACAGGCAAATTGATTCAAAATAGTCTAGTTATTATTGATGATACGGGTAGCGTAACAGGCGTAAATGCCTTAACTGCCCAAAGTTTGACTGTAAACAACAACGCTACATTAGGTTCATCCAATACCGATAGTTTAGATGTTAGGGCTAGGATTTCTTCTGATTTAGACCCTGAAACCAACAACGCTAAAGACATTGGAACTAACGGTAGAAACTGGCGTGATGCCTTTTTTGGTAGAACGGTTCATACCGTAAACCTAGAACTGACAGGCACAACCAGCTTTGATGGTTCGCAAGGCACAAGCGGTCAAGTCCTAACTTCAGCAGGTACTGGCAATACACCTACTTGGACTACTCCTACAACGGGAACGGTAACCAGCGTAGGCGGTACGGGTACGGTTTCAGGTATTAGTCTTAGCGGCACGGTTACATCTTCAGGCAACTTAACGCTTGGCGGTACATTAGACCTGTCTAGCCCCCCTGCTATTGGTGGAACTGCACCTAATACAGTAAACGGAACAGTCCTAAACGCTACTAACGGCATAGTCGTAAACAGCAATACTGTAGCGGCAAGCTATACGATTCCAAGCGGATCAAGTGCCATGAGTGCTGGGCCAATGACGGTAGCAAGCGGTCAGACTGTGACCGTATCAAGTGGGTCACGCTGGGTAATTCTGTGAGTTTTTCTACTGCTTTTCAGGCTAATGCGTTTCAAAATAACGCTTTCCAAGTCTATACGCCACCACCACCTGATAACCAAAAGGTAGGCGGTGATGATGCATGGACAGCAGATGATCTCAAGAGATTACGCAAACTATCTGCAAAGATAGCGGAAAGACAGCGCAAGTTAGATCAAGCAACGAAAGATGCTAACGCAGAGCGTAAGAAAGCGTTTAAGGAACAAATTGATCCAACGCCTGTTGCAAAAGTTAAGCAATCTAAAGTACAATCAATTCAAAAGGTTAAAGCTGATATACCGTCAGTCGATACAGAAGAATTACAGCGGTCTATTAGCTACCTTGAAAGACAACGGGATAACATCCTTGAGGCGGTAGCTTACAGACATCAGCAATATCTCATTCAAGAGCAATTGCGAGTAATGGAAGCCAAACGCCAAGAGGAACTTGACGATGAGGCGGCATTATTACTATTGCTATAGATCCACACGCTGAATATAAAAAGGCTTACGACCACCTACACGCTGGCAGGTATGCCGCTGGCTTTAGGTTATTTGAATACCGCTGGCATAAAGACATTCTTGCCAACCAAACAATCCCCTATGCAAGACTGCCCGTAGCCCCAAAACCGTGGCAGGGTGAATCGCTGATTGGTAAGTCTATTGTTGTACAGATGGAGCAGGGCTTTGGCGATATATTCCAATACGCACGGTTCTTGCCAGCATTAAAAGTCTTGGGCGCAGAGAAGCTAATCGTGCTGACTGTGCCTAATCTTATGGGCGTTTTAGGTCAGATGGAGTGCATCGACCAGCTAACGAACATGACAGAAGAGGGCGTAGCGCACGAATGCGACTACTGGATTGGCTCAATGTCATTGCCGTACTACATTGACTGCTCTATGCCGTATGTAAAAGCATTATTCCCCGTAAATTTGCAGAAAATTGTCGGTTCGGAAGGTTATTTTGAAGCTGAACCCAGTAATATTCCCAAAAAGATAGGCGTAAATTGGTCTGCAAGCAATGGTACATTGCATTGGATTAAGTCAATTTCGGCAGAACACATGGAAAAGCTAGTCGGAAGTGATGCTTATAGCCTAAATCCTGAAACAGATGCGATGTTTAGACCATTGCCTAACGATGGCTGGAAAAAAGACTGGTCAATTACCGCTAAACACATGAAAGCCATGAAGGGAGTCGTAACCGTAGACACGGGAACAGCGCATTTAGCTGGCGCATTGGGCGTGAAGTGCGTGGTTTTGCTACCTAAAGAAGAGTTTGTATGCTGGCGGTGGAAAAATGCACGGTGGTATGACAGCATCTGCCTACTTAGACCCGATGAATACGAAAAATTACCTGAAATCATAAGGAGAATGTAATGGCATTGGTAAAAATCAGCGTAACTTGCCCATGTTGCAAGGTTTCTCATGAAGAGTATGACGAATCTCAGATGAGCGACAAGGAAAAGTACCTGACCTATTGGAATATCCCATATGACACGCCCGAAGCTGAAGAAGCATGGCGGCAGAAGCTGGAGATGACACCAAAAGAAGCCCCGATGGTAGTGCCTGACATTGAAGGTCACATCAGCATGGCTGACGGTACATGGATCTCTAGCCGTTCTAAGCACCGTGAGAACTTAAAGCGCAACAACTGTATTGAACTGGGTAACGATGTACCAATGACGCAAAAGCCCATTGAATTTAGCCGCAAAGAGCAAGAAGCCCGTAAAAGGCAGATTGCTGAGATAGCGTATTCCAAACTTAATTACCGATAAGGAGCAACAAATGGCTGACGAATTAGATAGACGGGAACTATTAGAATCTGCGCTAGAACAGGCAGAAGAAGGCAACCTTGAAGCACCTATCGAAAAGGAGATTGAAGTAAATGACGATCCAATCCAAGCAGAAAGTAGCGAAGAAGACACCCCTAAAGAAAGTAGTGACCGTGACGAAAAAGGTCGCTTCAAAAGTAAGTCCGAAGAAACCGATAACGAAGCCGATCCCGTTGAAGAATCTGAACCTGTGGCAGAAGTTTCTGCTGTGGCTGAAGAAGTAAAACGCCCAACAACTTGGAAGAAAGAGTATGTTGAGATTTGGGATAAGATGGAGAAAGGCGAAAAGCTAAACAAGGAAGACTTTGTTAAGTTTGCTGAATACGCTAACCAGCGTGAAGCCGAATACAAAAAAGGTGTATCTGCCTACAAAGCAGAAGCTGACAACGCTAGACAGTTAACTGAAGCGATAGGCCCATTCGTTCCTGAACTACAAAAGCACGGCATTCACCCAGTAGCGTGGATACAAAGTTTAGGTCGGGCGCATTACACATTAGCTAACGGAACTTACGAACAAAAGATAAATGCGTTCAATAGACTTGCCCAAGATTATGGAATACAATTAAATTCAGATAGCTTACAAATGCCTGAACAGGCGTATGTAGATCCGTATCAACAGCAGTTAATGCAACAGCTACAGGCAACACAACAGCAGGTGCAACAACTGTCAGCGATTCGGGAGCAAGAAGAAAATGCCCGTTTGATGTCAGAAATCGAGCGGGTAAGTAGTAACAAGGAGCGGTTTCCGCACTTTGACATGGTAAGGGAAGACATGGCTCAATTACTTGAGCGAGGTATAGCCCAAGACCTTGAAACGGCTTATGCAAAAGCGGTGCGTATAAACGATGAAGCGTATAGGTTAGATCAGGAACGACTCCTAAAATCGACCAGTACCCAAGCATCTAAGGCACAGCAAGTAGCAAAAGCTAAAGCAACTGCTGTTAGTCCGAAGTCCGTTACACCTAGCGGGCAAGTGTCGAAAGCAGATGCAAAGGACAGACGCTCATTGCTGATGGCTAACTTAGCCGATGCAGAGGGCGGTAGGGTTTAACTTAACTTAATAAAGGAAATATCATGGCATTTGCTAACTCAGCAATTACCGATATTATCGCTACTACCATTCAAAGCCGTAGCGGTGTATTGGCCGACAACTTGACGCAGAACAATGCTGTTCTTCAGCGTCTAAACTCAAAAGGCAATGTACGGCCTTTCAGCGGGGGTAATGTAATCCTCGAGGAAATTATGTACAACGATCCGTTAATTGGTGGCGGCCTTTTGCATTAAAACGCAAATTGAATAATTTTCTCTGATTGACTTGGAACTCCCGAAGGGGACAACAGGGCGGAAGCGATAAAAAGCACCGTGAACGACTAAGTGAGAAAACACCTGCAAAGGTGGTGCGATAGTCTGAACTAGGATATAACTTAAGTTAGCAGAAGTCCTAGAGGGTAAGTCGAAGAACATACCCCGCCATGAAAATGGTCAGTAAGCGAAAGCCGAAGTAACAGAATGCAACAAATAACGCTAACAGCTATAGTGGCTATGAGGTGCTGAACATCACCCCTGATAGCCCCATTTCTGCGGCACAGTTCAGCATTACTCAGTATGCTGACTCTGTAACCATGAGCGGTCTAGAAATGTTGCAAAACAGTTCTAAAGAAGCAATCATCGATCTGTTAGATGGTCGTATGCAAGTTTCTGAAGCCCGTTTATTGAACCGCATTTCGGGTGACATCTATGGTGACGGTACTGGTAATGGTGGTAAGAACATTACTGGATTGGCGGCCGCTGTTCCTGTTTCTAATACGACAGGCACATACGGTGGCATTAACCGTGCAAACTGGGCGTTTTGGCAGAACCAATCTTCCACAGGTGCTGACACATCTTTGGTGATTCAAGCCGCTATGACTTCTGCCGCAATCAAGTCTGTTCGTGGAACTGATAAGGTAGACCTCATTGTTTCAGGTAGCACCCTGTATCAACGCTATGTTGCATCACTTCAGGCTATTCAGCGTATCGCTGGCGTAGATGAAGGTGCGGCTGGCTTTGCATCCTTGAAGTTCTATGGTGGCGGTATGTCTGCCGATGTTGTACTCGGTGGCGGTATTGGCGCACAAGAGAATCCACTTTATATGTATCTCTTGAACACCAACTACATCTTCTTGCGCCCACACAAGGAGCGTAACTTTGTTCCTATCGGTGGTGAGCGTCAGTCGATTAACCAAGATGCGATTGTGAAGCTGTATGGCTGGGCCGGTAACCTTACTTGCTCGAATGCTTCATTGCAAGGTATCTTGACTGGTACGGCTTAATCCATTGATCAGAAAGGAAAAATATTATGTCATATAACATTACCCCAACCTCAGGCATTAATTTGGATGCTGTTGTAGAAACCAATCCAAACTCTGCTGGTACTGGCGTACCCGTTAACGGCCCACTCGGATCACAAGTGTTTGGCTCTGACGGTCTGCGTTATGTACTAGGCGTTGCTGGTGCGGCTATTACAGCTTCTACAGCAACTTGCTCTATCAACGCTTCAACATTTGTTGTTACAGCTTCAGGTGGTACTTATCTAAGTCCAGCCGTTGCCGTAGCTTCAGGTGATTATGCTTGGTTCAGCAAAGCTAGTGTTTAATAGTTTTTTGTAGTAAAAACGAGGGGTTACCGTAACTGGTAGCCCCTTTTTATCTTTTAACAACCTAATACCTTAGGAGAATTAAAAATGGCATTACCATCAGATGAGCAAAATGCGGATAGCCGCTTACAGGTTCGCTTCTACAAGCGACCAGTACAGCAAGAGCAGGAATCCATAGAAGCTGGCAGACCCATATTTAAAGAGTTTGACTTTATACATATCTGCGTTGCTGGCGATACCCTAACCGAAATCGACACTTATGCGCTACCTAGCCATAAACAGCGTTTCCCTATTCAATGGGCAAACTACATGAATCGTGTAGGCGCAAACGAACCTGAGATTGTCGGTACACCCGTATCGGAATGGCCAATTGTTTCAAAAAGCCAAGCCGAAGAATTAAGGGCTATGAAGTTTCACACCGTAGAGTCTATTGCACACGCATCTGACCAACAGTTACAGCGCATGGGTATGGCGGCAGGAATGTCACCCTACGCATTCCGTGACAAGGCAAAGTCATTTTTAAATCTAGCAACCGCTTCCGCTGAAACCGATAAACGGGATCAAGAATTAAATTCTTTGCGTGAAGAACTTGCCAAAAAGGAGCAAGAAACTGCTAAAATAAAAGCAGAAACAGATGCGAAGCTGGCTCAAATGCAAGATCAGATGGCCGCTATACTTGCCGCTGTTGGTGAAAAAAAATCCCGTAAAAAAGCGGTAGCCACAGAGGAAGCTTAATTATGTCATCAACCATGCTCCAATTAGTACAGCAAGTTACCGCTGAACTAAACTTAGC